CTAATAAAGTCAGCAAAACCCGCCGCATTTAAGAAAAACGTGGCTATCGAGGTAAAAGCCGGTCGTCCTGTTAAGCAAGCAGTAGCAATCGCATATAGCGAAAAACGTGAAGCAGAAAAAAAGAAAGGTAAGAAAAAATGAGTTTAGATACATTGAAACTAGAGTTTGAACATTCCGTCCAAGAAGTTGAATTAATCCTTGCTGGATTACGTAAGCTTCCAATGGAAGTCGTATTAGAGCTATACAACAAGATTCATGGCAGCGCCAAAGCTATGGTTGATGAGCATTTAGCTAGTCAGCCAATAGAAGTGCCAGCAGATAGCATTACTGTTACATCAACTGAACAATCTGTTGCGTAAATACGACAAAAAGTATTTATAATTCAAGAATATGAGCCAACAAACGAATAATTCAAAGGGTGGACAGCCTGGCAACAACAACGCCAGCAAGAATAAGCCATTTCTGGATGCTATGCGTAGGGCATTGGCGCAGAACCCCCAAAAGATTGGCAAGATTGTTGATAAGGTGCTTGAACAAGCAGAAGCGGGTGAAGCATGGGCTGTAAAGGAAGTAGCGGATAGATTGGATGGCAAACCAATCGCCATCCAAGAAATCCAAGGACCCAATGGCTCTGAACTGAAAACCGGTGTGGTGATAACTTTTGTGGAACCTGATGGAACCGTCACAACAGATTGAAGAAGCCATTGCTAGAGAACGGTTTCCAGCCAAGTTAAAATGTTTATTTGAACCCAAACACTCCCGCTATAGAATTTTGTACGGCGGACGTGGTGGTGCAAAATCTTGGGGAATATCCCGTGCTTTATTGATTAAAGGCATCAAATCCACGATTAGGGTCTTATGCGCCCGTGAATTTCAAACCAGCATTAAAGATTCTGTCCATAAGCTATTAAGTGACCAAATCTATGCTATGGGTTTAGAAGCCCATTATGAAATTACACAGACCACTATCAGGGGTATCAATGGCACGGAGTTTATCTTTGCCGGCATTAAAAACAATATCAACGGCCTAAAATCTATCGAAGGCATTGATTATTGCTGGGTAGAAGAAGCAAATAACGTTACGGCCCATTCTTGGGACATATTAATTCCTACCATCCGTAAAGAAGGCAGCGAAATATGGGTATCGTTTAACCCTGAATTGCCAACTGATGAAACCTATAAGCGGTTTGTTTTAAATCCGCCCGACAACGCCATAGTTACTAAACTGAATTGGAATGACAACCCATATTTTCCTGAAGTATTGGATTTAGAACGCCAGGCATTGCTATTACGAGATATAGAAGCTTATAACAATATCTGGGAAGGTATTCCACGTTCTACCATTGATGGCGCTATTTTTGCCAAAGAAATGACCATGGCTGAACTGGAAGGGCGCATTTGTAATGTTCCGTATGACGGAACTAAGGGCGTTCACGTTGTATTTGATTTGGGGTGGAATGACCATACAGCCGTGTGGTTTGTACAGCTATACCCAACAGAAACACGCTTAATACGGTATTTAGAAGATAACCAACAGACAATTAGTTATTGGTTAGCAAAAATTTTATCTTACGGTTACATGATTGATACCATATGGTTGCCACACGATGCCAAAGCAAAATCCCTAGGAACTGGTCGTTCCATAGAGGAAATTGTACGGCAAATGGGCCATAAAACAAAAGTATTAGACCGTGTTCCGGTTATAGATTCTATTAACGCCGCCCGTACAATCTTCAACAAATGCTATTTTGATAGAAATAATTGCGAAGAAGGTTTAGAATGTCTTAGACATTACCGGTACGATGTTGATGAAAATGGGCAGTTTAGCCAGAAACCATTGCATGACCATTATTCAAATGGGGCTGATGCGTTCCGGTATATAGGACTTATGATTAACGAACCAAGGAAGCCGGTCAAAAGAACCGTTCCCCATGTTCAATCCAGTTGGATGGGCTAGATTATGGCAGAAATGGTTGAATACGAATACGACCCACGAATTGAAGATGCTAAACAATTCTTACGATTTGCGGCCGATGCCGATACCAACAACCGTTCTGAAGCCCTTGATGATTTAAAGTTTGCTGGTGGCGACCAATGGCCAGTAGAAATCCAGAACAGTCGGTCCGTTGAATCCCGTCCTTGTTTAACTATCAATAAGGTGGATGCTTATATCCGCCAACTATGCAATCAACAACGTCAGCAGCGCCCTAGAATGAAGGCTCATGGCATGAACCATGAATCTGACGAACAAATGGCAGAAATCATTACTGGTATCTGCCGCCATATTGAAAATCAATCCAATGCAGACCACGCCTACGATACCGCTTATGAATCAGCCGTGCGTATGGGTTGGGGATATTGGCGTGTAAACACACGTTACGTTAACGAACGTTCATTTGACCAAGAAATCTACATTGATACGATTGACAACCCCTTTACCGTATATTTTGACCCTAACTCGGTGCTACCTGACGGTTCAGATGCTGAAAAAGTGTTAATCACAACGGTAATCCCTAAAGAAAACTTTAGAGCTATGTACCCAGGCGCCGAAGATGGAAGCGGATTTAGCCAACGTGGTACGGGTGATAGCGATGCAGAATGGGTAATGAAAGAAGATATTCGTCTTGCTGAATACTTTTATACCAAGATTGTTAACACCGAATTAATTTTGCTATCTGATGGTTCTCACGTTTATGAAGATGAAATGCCAGACCCCAAATTATTGGAAGCCGCTGGTATTTATGAAGTGTCCAGACGTACATCATGGCGTAAAGAAATCCATTGGTGCAAGCTAACAGCTATGCAAATCCTTGAAGAAGGTCGCTGGATTGGTAAACACATTCCAGTTATTCCTACCTATGGTCAACAATTAGTCATTGAAGGCAAGCGTAAAAAATTTGGCTTGGTACGAATGGCAAAAGACCCCCAAAGAATGTATAACTTTTGGGTTACATCCATTACAGAATCCGTTGCCTTGGCGCCCAAAGCAAAATGGATTATGGCTGAAGGACAGGACGAAGGCCATGAAAACGAATGGGCACAAGCCAACACTAAAACTATGGCTTATTTACGGTATAAGCAAACAGATACCGATGGCCAGCCGGCACCACCCCCCATCCGCCAAGCACCGGAACAACCGCCAGCGGGAATTATGTCAGCGGCGGCGGGAATTAATGCAGACTTAATGGCTGTAGTGGGTATTTATGACCCAAGTCAGCTTCCACAAGGCAATGTGTCAGGAAAAGCCTTGCAAGGTCAGCAAATGCAAGTGGACATGACTAATTTCCATTATTACGACAATTTGACACGTTCTATTGCCCATACTGGACGCATTATTCTTGACCTGATTCCTAAAATTTATGACAAAGAACGAGTAATGCGGATTATTGGGGATGACGGCAAGCCTAAAGTCATCACTATTAATCAAAAAGGTCAGGACGAAACCGGCGTTGACAGAGTTTTAAATGACGTTACCGTTGGTGAATATGACATTGTGATGGATACCGGCCCTGGCTACAGCACTAAACGCCAAGAAGCCGTGGAATCTATGATGGCAGCTTTAACTGCTAACCCTAATTTGTTTGGTCAAATCGGTGATTTGGTGTTCCGCAACATGGATTTCCCAGGCGCTGAAGTTATTGCAGACCGTTTGGCTTCTGTTAATCCATTAGCCAAAATTGATGACAATTCCAAGATTCCGCCACAAGTTCAAATGCAAATTCAGCAAATGCAAGCTGCAATGCAACAAATGGGCCAGCAAAATCAGCAGTTACAGATGATGATTAAACAACGCCAAGACATTGAACAGGTTAAACAAGTCCATGAGGACCAAAGAGCCATGCTCAATGCTAGGGTAAAAGTCAATGACCAGAACACTCGGTCTATTACAAGCCAAAACAAGATGGAAATTGATGCCTTAATGGAGTTAATCTTGCATCACATGGACACCAAAAAATTGGAAAAAGAAATTGCTGCAAGAAATCAGGAACAATACGGATTTGCAAATCAAGCAAATGTCGGATTAGACCAAGGAAATGTTGCACAAACGCAATAAAGTGTTGTAATATAGTAACAACCTACCGTTGGGTTCAGCGGGTCAAATCTTGAGGAATACTCATGGCAGATGCACAAGTAGCAGAACGTTTGGCAACAAACGTAGTAACAAGTGAAAATTTAGTTGAATGGAACGTTAATAAGTTAGGTTTAGCTACCGAAGCGGCTCCAACTGCGGCTGAAGTTGAGGAAACTCCTTCAGAGCCAGTAGCCGAAGTAAGTCAGAGTGAACCATTAGAAACTGAACAGGAAACGACCGAAACAGAGGAACGAAAACCCAACCCCAAGTTGGAAAAGCGGTTTTCAGAGTTGACCAAAGCACGTAAGGTGGCAGAAGAACAAGCCGCATCAGAACGTGCCGCTAGGGAAGCTTTGGAAGCACGTTTGCAAGCTTTAGAAGGACAACAATCGAATAAGAAAACGAATGATGTCAATACAAAGCCACAGCCAGACGACTACGCAGATGCGTTTAAATACGCTGAAGCATTAGCCGAATGGTCAGCAAACGAAGCAGTAGCAAGACGTGATAGGGAAGTAAAGCAACAAGAGCAACAAGCTAAAGAACAGGCTGTATTAAAAACCTGGCAACAAAAGCTTGATGCAACTAAAGCTGAATTACCTGATTACGAAGAAATGGTTGCATCATCAACCGTTGCTGTTAGTGACGCAGTACGTGATGCAATTTTGGAAAGTGATGTTGGTCCAAGAATATTGTATGAACTAGCTTCAGATGATGAATTGGGCGCCAAGATTGCTAACCTATCTACTGCACAAGCTTTGAAAATGATTGGTAAGTTGGAAGCGAAGTTTGAATCGAAAGATGAAGAACCAGCTAAGAGTAAGCCTGTTGCGGTGAAGTCTAATGCACCGAAACCGATTAATCCTATTCGTGGGACTGGCAGTCAAAGCGTATATACAGATGGTGAACAACTTGAGTATCAAGCTTACAGAGCCGCCCGCAAAGCTGGAAAGATTCGTTAAGGTAACAATTTAATTTATCCTTAAAGGAATAAGCATCATGGCAAATAATTTATTGACGATTTCAAAAATTACTAATGAGGCCCTAATGGTCCTCGAAAACGAATTAACTTTCACTTCCGAAGTTGACCGCAATTATGATGATCAGTTCGCTGTCGTTGGTGGAAAAATTGGCGCAACCGTTAACGTTCGCCGTCCAGGTCGTTTCATTGGTACAACTGGTCCAGCATTGAACGTTGAAGATTTCAATGAAACTTCTGTACCTGTTACATTGACAACACAATTTCACGTGGACACCCAATTTACTACCCAAGACTTAGCATTAAGCCTGGATATGTTTAGTGACCGTGTGTTGAAACCAGCAGTTGCCGCTATTGCTAACAAAATCGACCGTGATGGTCTATACATGGCTAAGAACAATACCGCTAACATCGTTGGTACCGCTGGTACTGCGCCAACCGGTTTGATTACTTACCTGACTGCTGCTGCTTACCTTGATTCTGAAGGCGCACCCCGTGATGGTCGTAGAAGCTGTATCGTTGAGCCATTCACCTCTGCTACTATCGTTGACAGCTTGAAAGGCCTATTTGTGCCACAAGAAGCTATTGGCGAACAGTATCGTAAAGGCCTTATGGGTCGGGATTCCGGCGGCATGAATTGGAAAATGGACCAAAACGTTCAGGCACAAACATTCGGTAGTTATGCTTCCGCTACTTTGTCTTGCAACGTTACAACTGCAACTGGCTTCTTGACTTCAGGTTGGGCACAAACTTCTACCATCACTATTGGTGCTACAAGTGCTAACGCAACTTTGAACCAAGGCGATACATTCACCATCAACGGTGTGTATGCAGTTAACCCACAAAACCGTCAAGCTTATGGTTCAGGAAAACTACGTTCATTTGTAGTAACTTCACCTGTAACTATTTCTTCTGGTGGTACTTCTTCCGTTACTGTTTCCCCAGCCGTTATTACTGCTGGTCAGTTCCAGAACGTTAGCGTTACATCAACTGGTTCACAGACTGTTAATCCTTTTAACAACACCGGTACAACTTCTTCACAAAACATCATCATGCACCGCAATGCGTTTACGCTTGCAGTAGCTGACCTTGAGTTGCCAGAAGGCGTTCACTTTGCTGGTCGTGCATCAGACAAAGAAATCGGTTTGAGTATGCGTGTCGTGCGCCAATATACAATCAATAACGATTCCATTCCTACACGTTTGGATGTGTTGTATGGTTGGGCACCACTTTACCCAGAACTCGCTTGCCGTGTCGCATCGTAAGCATTAATTAGTGGGGCGTAAAACCCCCACTTTTTTAAACCATATTTAAGGAAACAATCATGAGTAATCCAGGACCAGCATCAACACAGTCAATTCACCCACAAGGTCTATTGACTAACCAAGCGTTGCGTTTAATCGCTGTCGGAAAAGCTGTTAGCACAGCAGTTCTAGGCGACACCGCAATTCAAACTATTGACGTATCTAACTTCATCCCTGTAACTGTTGTTGTTGCTAATGCAAACAACGCTGGTGCAAACGTGGATGTATCTTCTGTAAACCTTGGTGTTTATACGGCAGTTTCTAAAGGTGGTAATGCAATTCTTACCGCCGCCGCATTGACAAGCCAAACTACTGCTGCTTATGCAACGGTATCTGCTGCTTCTACACCAAATACAACAGAAACAGTACAAACTTTGTATGTAAATATTTCTTCAGCAACTGCAACTGCAACTGTTGACGTTTATGTATATGGTTACGATTTGAGCAGTTATCCATTAACTAACCCAGTTGGTGCTTAATTAGCTTTGTAATAAGAAAAGGCCATCCTCAAAAGGGGTGGCTTTTTTTCTATTTGGATTTATAATTAATTATCCTAATTTAAAGGAAAAATCATGTCAAAAACTACAATCAGCCGTGGAAATGTTTTGGCTCAAACTATTGTTCAGCTAACATTACCTTCTACTACTTTCTCTACAACGACTACTGAAGTAAATATTGCTTGTCCTGGCGTTAAATCAACCGATTTCATTCAAGTTCAAGTTGACACTGCTATGGCTACTGGCGTAGTAATTGGAAACGCTTATACCAATACCGATAATCAAATTACAGTTCGTTTAGGTAACTTAACAGGTACTTCTGTCACACAGAACGCTGCTACTTTATTGGCAACAGTTAAGTCTTGTGAAGATCAACCTATTCCATCTAGCGTGGTTTAATCATGGCTAATACATCGGTATATCGTTTTATAGGTCCAACAACTGCGATTACTGTTAGTGGTTCATCTTCAACTGCGGTAACAATTACCCCAGCCGGAAATGACCAAATTAACTATTGTGGATTCTTAAATACTGGTGCAAATCCTGTTGCTATTACCATTACCCCAGTAGTTCAGGGTTCTGGTACAGCACCGGCGGCCGTATTGCCATCAGGTGGAAATAGTTCACAGTCTTTTGTATTGGGCGTAGCTATGTCCCAGCCAACCGTTATTGCAGTACCACAAATTTTCTCAATTACTACTATTGGTACTTCAGGAACTTTGTACGTAATGCCAATGGCAGACCAGAGCTAATATGGCTAACAGTATCGCTATAGGCGTTGCTTATAAAGACCAGAATATTACGGGTGCAGACCTATTATCTGCAACGAATATCTATGCTACAGGTCAAATTGGCTATGCTGCGGGAAATTTTGCATCAGTAACTCAAACAAATAATAAGACTACAGGCGTTACGATTAACACCTCATCAGGTCAAATTACTACTGCAAATAGTCAATTAGCCCCTTCTGCTCAAGCTGTTTTTATAGTCACTAATAGCTCTATAAGTGCAAATGACAATGTTATCTGTTCTGTCGCTTCAGGCGGTACATTAGGTGCATACAATGTATTTGTAGCCTCTATTAGTGATGGTTCATTCAGATTAGTCATTAAAAATAGCACTAATAACGCTTATAGCGAAGCCGTTACCATCAATTACTCAATTCTTCATACTGCAAGTTAAGGAATATCATGACAAATCAAGTCGCAAAAACTTCTACACAAAACATCGTTCCTGTACAAGCAGAATTTGATGTCAATGGCGTTTGTTTAGGTCTAGTCGGCCCAGCAGGAGCATTTTTCAGCCCCCCAATCAGCACAGATACTATTACAAACTCTACTATTACGAGTTCTACTATTGATAGCACTTCTATTGGTGCAACAACCCCAAGTACAGGTGCATTTACATCGTTAAGCTCTACATCAGACGCAACTATTCATGGTCTTACTGTAGGTCAAGGTGGTGGTAGCGGGACTGGAAATACAGCATTAGGAGTATCTGCACTTACAGCTAATACCGCATCAAACAACACAGCCGTTGGTTATTTAGCTGGGTATAGTAATACAACTGGTACAGTAAATGCTTTTGGTTTTAGCGCTTTATATAAAAACACAACTGCTACTCAAAACTCTGCTTTTGGTCAGCAATCATTATATAACACTACTACAGGCGACCAAAATAATGCGTTTGGCTTACAAACTCTTTATTCAAATACTACAGGTTCGTCAAATTCTGGTTATGGTACTTATTCATTATTTGCTAATACAACAGGCTCATATAACACAGCTTTAGGTCAATCTGCGCTTCAGTCAAACACCACAGCCAACAACAACACCGCAGTAGGTTACCAAGCTGGATATAGTAATACTACTGGTAGTAATAATGCGGCATTTGGTGGGCAATCTTTATGTTTAAATACAACTGGTTTAGCTAACGCATCCTTTGGTTATGCTTCTTTATATAACACCACCACAGGTTCATATAATGTGGCATTTGGTTCATTTGTAGGCACAGGAACTTTATTTGCAAATACAACTGGTAGTTATAATTCAGCATCAGGTTTTAGTGCTTTAGCAGCAAACACAACTGGATCTTTTAACACGGCTTATGGTTCACAGTCTTTATTCTCAAACACCACCGCTTCTAATAACACAGCAGTAGGTTATCAAGCAGGGTTTAGTAATACCACAGGAACACAGAACACATTTGTAGGTAAAGGAGCTGGATATGCAGTTACTACAGGCATTTCTAATACTTTTGTAGGTGCTGATTCTGGGTCTCAATCAACAGGTAGCTACAATATATCTCTTGGTTCTAATACTATGTCAGGTAGTGCTTCAGGTGCGGCTAACATAGCTATTGGTGCAAGTACATTAACTTCTTTGACTTCGGGTGGCAATAATATTGCTATTGGTTCTTTTAACGGTGGAACATTACCAGCCCTTTATTACAACACTACAGGCAGCAATAATATTGCACTAGGAACAGGTGCTTTATATTCAAACACGACTGGTTCGTATAACACAGCAACAGGTATAGCTGCTTTATCATTAAACACCACCGCCTCAAACAACACAGCAGTAGGTTATCAAGCTGGTCAAAACAATGTAACAGGAACTGGCTGTACTTATGTTGGTACATACGCAGGACAAACAACAACAGGATCATCTAACCAATTCTTTGGTTATGGTTCAGGTTACCAAGTAACTTCTGGTGCTAATAACGTTATTATTGGCGCATATTCAGGTTCAGCAGCACCTATTTCAGCAACAGGTTCTAATTGGATTGTATTAAGCGATGGCGCTGGAACAATTGGAGCTTATTATCAAACAACAGGTGCTAACGGCTGGTATCAAAAGAATAACTCTACATTATGGTCAATTACTTCTGATGCTCGGATTAAAAAGAATGTTGTATCTTTAGAATCAGGTCTTGATGTTATCTCTAGCTTGCGCCCAGTAGAGTTCGATTACATTGAGAATGATAAGCATGACATTGGATTTATCGCCCAAGAATATCAAACTGTATTGCCAGCACAAATTAGTGAAGGCGAAGATGGAATGTTATCTTTAAATCAAAACTTAGTACCTTATTTGGTTAAAGCAATTCAAGAATTAACCGCAAAAGTCGCACAATTAGAAGCTAAATTAGGAGCTTAATCATGACAACCCAATATTCCACGACCATCAACTCAATGTACACAGTTCCTAATCCAACAGGATATGTAGTCAATGTCTTGTTTACAGTTAGCGGAACAGACGGCACTCATACAGCTTCTATTGGTGGAAATATTAGTTTTACTCCAGAATCCGATCAGCCTGACTATATTCCTTATGCTGATTTAACCCAAGAAGAAGTATTAGGTTGGATTAACGAAGCTACTGACAATCTAGTTAATTACTATGCAAATATTGATGGTCAGATTGCAAGCGAAATAAACCCACCTGTTTCACCAACTGATACTCCGTTACCCTGGGCTACACCAGCAGCATGAGTAGAGTTTTAGCATTATTAGCAATATTGCAAGTAGGTGATGTTTTAACAACGCTGACAATATTAAAAAATGGCAAAGAGCTAAACCCAATTATGAGTTGGCTTTTTGCTAAGTTTGGAACGAAATTAGCGTTAATAGTAAAAGCAGTAATAGTATGCGCTGTCGGTGTAATGTTTTACTTTGTTTACCCACCCGCATTAGTGTTTGCTTGTGTTTTATATGTATGTGTAGTTAGTTGGAATGTATATCAAATAATCAAGGTCCAAAAATGACGCAACCCATAGATATTATTTCCGGTGCATTAAAGGATATTGGCGCTTTAGCTGCTGGTGAAACTCCAACTTCTGATGCTACACAAGATGCTTTTAATATGCTAAATGACATGGTTGACCAATGGTCAAATGAATCCATGATGATTAGCTATAAAACCGAAATTATATTTCCTATTACACCAGGTCAAATTCAATACACGATTGGCCCTGGCGGTACGATAGGTGCTGTTTTTACTGGCTCTATAACTGGTAAAACTTTAACAGTAACGTCTATTCAATCTGGCGCTATTGCTTTGGGAATGACAATTAGTGGGTCAGGAATATCTAATGGTACAACTATTACAGCGTTTAATTCGGGCGCCGGTGGCAATGTTAACGAAGCTGGTACATATACTCTTAATATTAGCCAAACAGTTTCTTCAACATCCATTAACGCTTATTACCAGCGCCCTCTTGCTATTCAGTCTAGCTTTGTGCGAATTAATACTAATAGTAATGGCGTTCCAATTATTAACGGGGGCTTGGACTATCCCGTTGCAGTCCTCAATCTTGAAAATTATGAAATGATTGGTTTAAAGACCTTATCCGGTCCTTGGCCAAAAGCAATGTATTACCAACCTAGCGACCCATTGGGTAACATTTTTGTATGGCCAAACCCTTCACAGGGCGAAATGCACATTTTTGCAGACACATTGTTCACTCGTTACGAAACAATTTATGACACTATTGTGTTGCCACAAGGTTATGTAATGTGTCTTAGATGGTGTTTAGCAGAACGGTTAGCGCCCATGTACGGAAAGACTGACCCAACTGCTATGGCTATGATAAGCAAATTTGCTGCACAATCAAAAGCAACATTAAAACGTACTAATATGCGTCCAATTCAAGCTTCTACATTTAGTGATGCGTTGTTGGTTGGCCGCCAAAAAGATGCTGGTTGGATTTTGACCGGCGGATTCTTACGATAGGAAAATTATGGCTTCTACTAACTTTGTAAACAATTCAACAGTAATTTATGCTGAATGGTTAAATGATGTAAATAACGCTACTTACAACGGCGTTTTTGCTGCTAATACAATAACACCATCAAATATTGTTTGTAATGGTTCTGTATCGGGAACTGGTTTTACGTCTTTAGTTTCTAACGTATTTGCTTCACCATCTGCGATTGGTTCTGCTACTCCCAATACAGGCGCATTTACTACTTTAACTGCTACAACACCTATTGCAGTATCTTCAGGTGGTACAGGATTAAACACTTTAACTGCTAATAATGTTCTTTTAGGTAACGGCACTTCTGCTTTGCAAAAAGTAGCCCCTGGCACTTCAGGCTATGCTCTGCGTTCTACTGGAACTACTTGGACATCTCAAAAATTAGGTTTAGGAATGACTGGCGAGATTTGGCATGATGTTACTAGCTCACGCACAGCAGGAACAACATACACTAATAACAATTCATACCCAATTTCTGTTTCCATTTCTTTTGGTACAAGTAATGACCAACAATGGTATTTATATGTAAATGGCGTACAAGTTGCACACCTACAAGAACACCAAGATTTTAATGGTTCAGCTTTTAGTACGATTGTTCCCGCAGGCGCAACATACTTATTTACTGGCAATTATTTGCAAGTTTGGGCAGAACTTTACTAAGGATTTCTATGCCTGATTTTGGTTTTATTGGACCTTCTTACGAGGCTCCGTCCATCTATCAGGATGCACAGGAGTGTATTAACTTTCGCCCTGAAATTGACCCTTTAAAACAACCTGGTCAAAATGGGGTAGTGGCTTTATATCCTACACCCGGATTAACAGTTGTATCACAATTATTTAATTCTGCCGAAGTGCGTGGTATGCGTACTGTTTCTGGCGGAAATTATTGTGTAGTAGTTTGTGGCCAATATGTGTACGTTTTAACGTCTAATTTAACACCTACTTTAATAGGTACTTTAACGACAAGTTCTGGCCATGTTGGTATTACTGACAACGGACAATATGTCTATATTACAGACGGAACTAATCGTTACACTTGGCGTATTTCTACTCCAGCCTCGGCTCAATTTATTGGTTCTGTATCAGGGACAACCCTAACTGTTACATTAATGAAATCTGGCACTATTGCCGCTGGACAACAACTGTTTGGCCTTGGTGTAACGCCCGAAACCATTATTACTTCCTTGGGTACCGGAACTGGTGGTATTGGTACTTATACAATCAATATTAGCCAAACCGAAGCTTCTGAAGTTTTTAATTCATCTGCTACAGCCGCTAAATTTACAGGTTCTTTATCAAATGGTGTGTTAACTGTTACCGCTGTTGCTAGTGGAACCTTGTACCCAGGACAAACCATTCAAGGTACATCAATTAATGCCGGTACAGTCATTACTGCGTATGGTGGCAATACTGTATTAAGCCAAAGCATTGTTTCTGGCGGAACTGGATATGCAGTCAATGACGTAGTAACTGCAATTGGCGGTATTTATACAGTTCCTGTCAGCTATACCGTTACTAGTGTCACAGGAAGTGGTGTTGTTTCAGGGTTAACCCTAACTACTTCTGGACAATCTAATTCCTATACAGTCCAGCCTTCAAATCCAGTTTCTTGTTCCACAACTGGAAACGGTACAGGGTTAACCCTTAATCTTACTTTTGGAACAGGTATTGGTGGTACTGGTAGTTATACAGTAAATGGCACTCAAACCGTATCATCGGAAACAATGTATGCGCTTAACTTTACCGTTTTACCATCTTCTGATGGCGCTTTTAGTGGTGCGAATGTTGTTGACATTGTTGATAACTATTTTGTGTATAACAGGCCTAATACCCAACAATGGGGTTGTTCTAACCTTCTTTCCCCAATTTCTAATCAATTAAACTTTAGTTCTAAAGATGGTTCGCCAGACAATTTGGTATCAGTCATTGTTTCCAATCGTGAAGTGTTTTTGCTTGGAGAAACATCATCCGAAGTATGGATTGATGCTGGTTTGTTTCCTTTTCCATTCCAAAGAATTCCTGGCACAAATACCCAACACGGAATTGCAGCCCCATTTTCCATAGCTAGGATTGGTAGTTCATTTGCTTATGTAAGCCGTAATATCCGTGGTCAAGCCCAAATTATGATGATGAATGGCTATGTGCCAACCCGTATATCTACCCATGCCGTAGAAAATACGCTTTTGGACCAATACATTGAAGATGCTTTTGCTTATACTTACCAATTAGAAGGCCATGAAGTATATGTAGTGACATTCCCAACAATTGATTTAACTTGGGCATATGACATTTCTACTGGAATGTGGCACAAATGGCTTTCGGTTGACAATCAAAACGTATTTCATCGGCACCGTTCAAATTGCCAAGCCAATTTTCAAAACTTAAATTTGGTTGGAGATTATCAAAACGGCTTAATTTATCAATTAGATGCTAATAACTATACCGATAATGGCAATGAAATTCGCCGTGTCCGCCGTGCGCCCCATTTAATAAGTGATTACCAACGTCAATATTTTCATGAATTACAAATTTATTTTCAACCTGGCGTTGGACTAACAGGCAATGTAACTTATACACAAATTGCTGGAAATGCCGTAGCTGGCACAGCAATAGCTGGTATTGCAATAGCTGGTGTATCAAGTCTAATTACAACTGGTGCTAACCCTCAAGCCATGCTTAGATGGTCAGATGATGGCGGTTCTACGTGGTCTAATGAACATTGGACTTCTATTGGCTTAATAGGCGCTTATAAAAATCGTGCTATTTGGCGCAGAATGGGTTTTGCTAGGGATAGGATTTTTGAAGTTGTTGTTACTGACCCAATAAAAGCGGTCATTATTGCTGCAAACTTAAAAGCAGAGGCGGGGTCTAATTAATGATACAAAATAATGGAGTTTGGACTAATACCCAAAGCAACCCTTATCCCCAGTCGCCTTTATTGGATGAACAAACCAAGCGCCCAACACGTGCTTGGCAACAATATTTTTTAAATTTGCTAAACTTTTCTTCAGCTACTAATGCCACAAAAGGCACCGGTACATTACCAACCAATCCGGCTGGATTTATTAACATAACTGTTAATGGCCAACCAATGAAAGTGCCTTATTACAATCCATGAAACCTAGCGAACAATTTCAACAAAACAAAGGCATTTTTCAAATTGATTTGGGTACCCAACATCATTTTTCAGATGGCCTTTACGCTAAAGAAATGCACATACCTAAAGGCTATGCTGCTGGTATGCACAAACACGAATACTCTCATTTAAGTATTTTGTCAAAAGGACGTGTAATTGTACGTACTGACGAATATAATAAGGAATATGCGGCACCGGCTTGCATTGATATGAAAGCTGGAATTAATCACACCATTGAAGCATTGGAAGATGCCACATGGTTTTGTATTCACGCTACCAAAGAAACTGATATTAATAAAATTGACGAAGTTTTAATAGAAAAATGAACAATTTTACCCAATTGGCCGCCAATGTTAATGTATTTCCATTAGTAATGGATTTACAACGTCAGCCATTTTTGTGGAATAAAAACCCATGTCGCCTATCAAAACGTGGTCCTCATCATGAAACTTCAGACATTGTATTGCGATATAAGGATGAAACTGAAAACTTTGAAACAGGCGATTTTAGTAATTTTGGTGATGAACACGTTGCAGATTGGTATAAAAACATAGACCACTTGCCGTACGCTAAAACCATTGCTTTAGACCTTATGGCCACAGTTCGTGGTGAAGTTTTGGGCGCAGTATTGATTTATAGAGTTCGTCCAGGAGAAAAAATTTATACCCATGTAGATCAAGGTTGGCACGCAGAAACATTTGAAAAATACAATATTTGTCTTGAAAGTAACCCAGACGCCGCATTTTGTTACGAAAATGAAAAAATGGTACAAAAAGCGGGCGATGTGCATTGGTTTTGCAATACAGTACCACATTCTGTAATAAATGAAGGCAATACAGACCATATTGTTTTAACTGTTTGTATTAGGCTAGATAATGGTTACAGAACTCCGTGGTCGCCCGAAGGTTGGACTATGGATAAACATTTAGAAAGAAGGAAATAATTATGCCATTAGGATGGGTAGCGGCCGCAGTCGCCGCATCAAGCGTAGCAAGTTCGGTTATTGGTGGAAATGCCGCCCAAAATGCGGCTAATACATATGCAAATGCCGCTAATCAAGGAATTGATTACAGCAAAGGAGTTTACAATCAAATTCAAAGTTTATCCCAGCCTTACCTAAATACTGGCACACAAGCCAATTATGGTTTAAATGCTATGTTGCCTGGCCAATATACCGATGCCAATGGAAAAATACAAACTGGTTCTGGGTATTTAACTGCCCAGCCAACCATGAATGATTTGACTACATTAATGCCAAATTATCAATTTGGATTAACACAAGGTATGGGTCAATTTAATGCTGGTTTAAATGCTTCTGGTGGTGCTGTTAGTGGAAATGCAATCCAAGGCGGTCAACAATTTGCCCAAGATTATGCCGGAAATCAATTACAGAACGCATATACTAATTATCAAGCTAACCGTCAAAACGTTGCCAGCAACATATTTAATGCTAATAACGTAGGTATGAACGCACTTGGAACTGTTTCTAATGCCGGTACTGGTACTGCTTCTAACGTTTCTAATATGTTATCAAGTATTGGTAATGCACAAGCTTCCGGAATTATGGGCGCTGCAAATGCACAAACAGGCGCATTAAATAATATTAGTAATTATGCTATGTTGTATGGCATGAGCAAAATGTGAGAATAATATGGCTGAATTTACTGCGGACTTAAATCCAAAACAAAACACCATGTCCCTTGGGGATATGATGAAAATGGGCCTTTATTCGGCTGAAGCTTCTATAGCACGTGTTCAAGCTAATCAAGCTCAACAAGAATTAAAAGAATTAGGCCCTGTTCGTAATTTGCTTTCTAATGCGGATAATTACACAACGGATGGCAAACTTGACCCTGATAAAATAGCACCAGCATTAATGGCTGTTGCACCGTTGACTGGTCCAAAACATCTTGAAAAGTTACAAACATTAGCAACTAATCAAACTGCCATTCAAAGCGCAAAAATGGGTTTAACTGATAAAGAACGTATGGTATTTGCACAAGTTGATGGTGCATTAGGTCAAGCTAAAGTAACAGACCCAAAAGCTTATATTGATGCTTACAAAACTATTGCAACGCAATACAAAAACAATCCTGACATTATTAAAATGGCAGAAGCCAAAATGGGTAATGTTATGTTAGCTGGCCCAGGTAATCATCAATGGGAACAAGCATTACGTTCAAGCAATCAAATGATGACATTGCCTGAACAACAAACTGCGTTTGCACCTAAAGCTACGACTGCCAAAATTGGTGGGGCAGACGTTCCAGTTGTTAGCCAACCTTCCGTTGAAGGCCGCACACCCACAATTACACCTACTCAATTTGGCAGCGGTTCGGGTGGATATACAGCCGGTGGTACAACAGGTGCAACGGCACCTAAACCAAAAACTGAAGAAACTGGTAAACGTATGCCAGCAATTGTTAATTATGGTTCTGGACTTAAATATACTGGCGACCCTTCATTATTTAATCTTAATGATGCCCAAAAAGCGGCGTATGAAGAAGGCGATAAAGCTGTTAATGGTATTGGCGCTGGTATTAAAGCCGCACAAGATATTAAACAACCAATCCGTAAAGTTGAAGAATTTATCAATAGTGCAAGCGGTTCTAAGTTATATCAAACATTACAAGCTGGCGGCAAATATGTTTGGGGTAATTCTGATTTAGATTCATTGGTTAAAAACGTTGCCCAAATTCAAGCTAGAAACGCTGAAACTATGGGATTGTCAAAAACTGACCATATGCAAGATTTGAACGCTAAATTAAGTGGTAGTGAAAAAATTGACACCAAAGCATTGGCTGGCGTAATGCAACAAGTAAAGGCTGATGCAGATGCGGCTGAAAAATACAATCGTGG